TGTTCTTTTGAACAAAAATGTTACTTCTTCTCCATCTGTTAATGCTGGTATTGAAGTTGAGCGTGGTACTGAAACAAACGCATCTCTATACTGGGATGAGTCAACAGACAAGTGGTATGTAAATGACGCAACTACTTCTAAACCAATTGCTTTGGTTGGAGATGCAACGTTTAATACCTTCGCAACTTTCACAGACGGAACAAATAACGCAACTCCAGATTCATCTTCAGATACATTTACATTTTCTGGTGGAACTGGTATCTCAGTTGCAGTTAACGGAACAAGCGATACACTAACAATTACTAACGATGGCGTAAGAACTATTACTGGAACAGCGCTACAAGTTATTGCTTCTGCTTCAACAGGTGCAGTGACCCTATCTTTACCACAAGATATTGCAACAACTTCCAGCCCATCATTCTCTGGTTTAACACTTACTGGAACACTTAGTGCTTCTGCAATAACATTTTTATATTCTGCTCAACAGGCTGTTGCTGCTACTGCAAGCACAAGCGGTACAGCAGAAGTTGTTGATGCATGGTCAGCAACAACATATAAGAGTGCAAAATATCTTGTTCAGATGACTAAGAGCACAGATATTGAAACTATTGAAGTTCTAGTCAACGTAGATGGAAACAATAACGTTTATATTACTGAGTATGCAGATGTTATTAGCAATGCACAACTTGGTACAACAGATGCTGATTACTCTGGCGGAAATGTTCGTCTAAAAGTAACACCAGCACAAGATGGCGTAGCAGTAAGGGTACACAGAACGCTAATCACAGCGTAATGTGACCACGAAGGGATAGTGAACTTCAGTGGCAACAACGAATAAAGATTTTGTCGTAAAGGCAGGACTTAAGGTTGCCACTGGAGTTACCTTCCCAGACAATACAGTTCAAACTACCGCCTTCACTGGCGGAGGACTAACTGTAGGAAGTTCTTTCCCAGGATCACCAAATAATGGTGATTTATTTTTATATACAACCACAGAGCGTATTTATTTTTATTACAATGGTGACTGGATTCCAGTTGCAACTTATTTAGATGCTCAAAGAGAGTATGACGGCAACGGAATTACATATCCAACATTATATGCAAAACTAGACGGTGGCACTCCAAGCACTACATTTGGTAATGCTGTTCCATCAGCCGATGGGGGTAGTCCAAGTGAACAATTCTGATATAATGGCTTTTAGCGAGGAGAGGTAGCAATGGCAACAAGAATTCAAGTGCGTAGAGGTACAGGTGCCGCATGGACTACTTCTAATCCTACGCTTGATATTGGTGAGTTTGGTTATAATACAACTACCGCTCAACTTAAGATCGGTGACGGAACCACACTTTGGAATGATCTAGATTATATTGTTAATGATGCAAGCCTTACTACAAGTCTCGGAAGTTATATTGAATTAACTGAAAAAGATGCTGCTAATGGAGTTGCCACTCTAAATGCAAATCAGAATGTATACATTCCTGGAACTGGTCTTGTAATACAAGGTGCTACGACCAATGGTTTTGAATTAACAGTTACAGCAACAGATCCTACTGCAGATCGCACCATCACACTTCCAGATGCCACTGGAACCGTAGTTCTAGCCGACGGCAGCGGAAATGTAACTATCTCAGGAAATCTAACAGTAAGTGGTACTACAACAACTATTGATTCAAGCACTATTAATATTACTAACTCGTTTGTTTTTGAGGGTACTGCTAATGACCATGAAACAACATTAACAATAACAGATCCTACTGCAGACCGTACCATTACCCTGCCTAACGTTTCTGGTACAGTGGTTACTGCTGGCAACTTCCCATCTTTGACATGGGGCCAGATTAAAAATGGTGGAGCAGTCACCGTTCCAACATCCTAGTACTATTTAAATTTAAAAGTACTAAACCTTTACTTTACACTTATTGTTTATAAAACTATTATAAATTATAACTTTTCTTTATTCAAACTTTGTGCTATACTAGACACTACTTTGCAATTTGCAAAGTTCTCATATTATTTTTGTGGAAAGGTTGTTAAAAACAAATGTCAGACGTATTTTCTTTTCGCCTATTGGACGAATTTGTTAATAAATATAAGGAATTAGAGCCTCCATTTGGCTTTGCCGATGCAGGAAATAACTCCCTGGGCGAGATTACTTTTATTCGTACTTACTCCAGAGTAAAGGAGGATGGACGAAAAGAACGCTGGTATGAGGTTTGTAAGCGGGTAATTGAAGGAATGTACTCAGTGCAGAAGAATCATGCCAAAGAGAACCGTTTGCCATGGAATGACAATAAGGCACAAAAGTCTGCTCAAGAGGCCTATGATCGCATGTTTAACCTTAAATGGACACCTCCTGGACGTGGCCTATGGGCATTTGGTACTCCTATGACTATGGAGCGTAGAAACTCTGCTGCCTTGCAGAATTGTGCGATGGTATCAACAAGAGACATTGACCGTAATGATCCAGGTGCATTATTTGCTTGGGTAATGGATGCCTTAATGTTAGGTGTAGGTGTAGGGTTTGATACTTTAGGCCAAGATAAAGAACTTGAGATTTATAAAAATGTATCTGAAGAAATCACATACGAAATTCCAGATACTCGTGAAGGATGGGTAGAATCGGTAAGGCTGCTTCTCAACTCATACCTAAAGCCTAATCAGGCAAAGATTATTTTTGATTATTCTAAGATCAGACCTTTGGGTGCTCCGATTAAAGGTTTTGGCGGTACCGCTTCTGGTCCAGAACCATTAATCAAACTTCATGAAACAATTCGTAAAGTTATTGGTGATCGTGCTGGAGACAAATTAGATAGTCGTGCAATTGTAGACATTATTAATCTTATTGGTACCTGCGTAGTTGCTGGAAATGTTCGTCGTTCTGCAACTCTTGCTCTTGGTGGTTCTGGAGATAAAGACTTTATGAATCTAAAAAATTCAGAGGTATTTCCAGAGCGTAACTCCTTTGATCCAGAAAATCCAGGTTGGGCATGGATGAGTAACAACTCAATCTCTGCTTCGGTAGGAACTAAGTATGAAGACTATGTTGACCTAATTGCAAACAATGGAGAACCAGGATTTATTTGGCTTGATGTTGCTCGTAACTATGGTCGTCTTGCAGATCCTGCAGATGGCAAAGATTATCGTGTGATGGGTTTTAATCCATGTGCAGAGCAGCCACTAGAGTCATATGAACTTTGTACTCTTGTAGAGGTTCATCTAAATAGACACAAAGATAAAGAAGATTTCTTACGCACACTTAAGTTTGCATATTTATATGGTAAGACTGTAACTCTTGTGCCTACACATTGGCAGATTACAAATGGTATTATGCAACGCAATCGTCGTATCGGAACGTCATTAACTGGTATTGCATCATTCTCTGATGAGCATGGTTTGCCTACCGTTCGTGATTGGATGGATGAAGGCTATAAGACAATTCGTAAATACGATCATGCTTATTCTGAGTGGCTATGTGTTCGTGAATCAATTCGTGTAACAACAGTTAAGCCATCTGGATCGGTTTCACTTTTGTCTGGCGCAACTCCAGGTGTTCACTGGGGTCCAGGAGGAAATTACTTCCTTCGTGCAATTCGTTTTGGAAATACAGATCCGATGATTCATTTGTTCAAAGCAGCAGGGTACAAAATGGAAGCCGATCTAGTATCTGCTAACACAACAGTAGTATACTTCCCAGTCCATTCAGGACACCCACGTTCTGAAAAAGATGTAACTCTTTTTGAAAAGATCGGGCTTGCTGCTACAACTCAAAAATATTGGTCTGACAATGGAGTTTCTGTAACCTTGTCATTTGATAAAGAAACAGAAACCAAGCATGTTGCTCCAGCACTTCATATGTACGAGGGGCAATTAAAGGCTGTGTCATTTTTACCAATGGGTAATATGACATATCCACAACAACCATATACTCAGATTACACAGGAAGAATATAATGCATATTTAGGCAAGATCAAGAAGATTAATTGGTCTGCTATTTATGATGGTGTAGATAACTTAGAAGCCATGGGCGAAGCATACTGTACAACAGATGTATGTGAGATAAAAATAACGTAAATGCTATAATAAAGGGTAAGGAGCAATATGTCCAACCCATCGAATTTATACGCAGAGAAAGTGTTCGCAGAACACCCTACAGCCTTGTGGGCTTTGGATGATCAAGCAGACTACATAAGTTTAATTACCGAAGCAGAACGCAGTTTTACAAGTTGGACTCTAACAAATGCGACGGCAGCGGTAACAAGTGCTCCAACTACAGAGCCATTTGAAAGTAGCGTAGTAAATCGGCTTGCTATTGTTATTCCAGCAAATACCAGTTTTACGGTAACTTGCATTAGTACTGATCTTGTAAACTTTTCTGATCTTAATGCTGACCTTGGTACATTTTCTATCGGTGGTTATTTCTTTGACTCTAGCGCATTGCTTCAGTCTGTCTCAATTGGATATGAATATACAGATACAACTACAGCCCTAGATGTTCAAAATGTAAATACTTTTGATACAAACCTAAATGCCGCTTGGGGGTTTGTTTCTGGAACATTTGAAACTCCCAATGAAAATACAACAATGAGAGCAGTTGTTAAAGCAACATTTCAAGGCGGTGCTTCAACATCAAGTACATTTATTTATTTTAATGGCATTAGTGCTGGACAATGGTCAGAAGAACATAATACTGAGTCACTTGGAATTCAAACCATTTCAATTACCTCAAATATTGCTATGGCCACAACAGAAGGAATTGAGGCAGAACCTTACGGTCTTGGTGGAGATCATGGATATTATTTAGTTAATGACAATGCTCTTGTTGCTAGAAACTCTGGCATTCCGATGGTTTATGGAGCAAGCGGTGTAACAATATTAAGACCAAATGTTTCTGGAGAACCATCATTAATAATTCCAGGAAAAGGATTTTTAAATGAGGCTGGAAGACACAAAGAATATACTGTAGAATTTTGGGCAAAAATAAATTCAAGTGCAACTACTCCAAAAAGAATATTTGGACCCATTGCTTCATCAGATGGATTATATGTTGAAAGTGGTTTTCTAACCTTAGTTATAGGTAAAACTTTTGCTTCACACTTCGTTGGTGAATGGTTTAGGCCTATGCTTATTCACATTAGAATTATTAGAAATAATGCAACGGTTCTTGTAAATGGAGAAGAAGTAATCAGTTTAAATATTACAACAGACTCACTAACCTTGCCAGAAATATTAGATAACTCAAATGATCAACAAGATTGGCTAGGTTTTTATGCCTACGCAGACGTAACGCCAGTAGAGATTGATTGTGTTTCTATTTATCCATACCAAGTACCAATTCCAGTAGCAAAACGTAGATGGGTATATGGCCAAGGAGTTCTTTCTCCAGAAGGAATTAACTCAGCATATGGTGGAACATCGGCTTTTATAGATTACTCTTTTGCAGATTACACAGCAAACTATACATATCCAGATTTTGCAAATTGGAACCAAGGCTCATTTGATAACCTTTCAACAACACCTACATATATTGGAACCCCAGACTATCAACTTCCGACGGTATTTATAGATGGAGAAGCAATACAAGACCTATATGATGACAATCAAACAATTCAGGCTGGAGCCAACAAGTTCTTAACATTTAGACCAACCACAAGTTGGAACTCAGTACATTCATATTTTAACTTCTCAAACTTTAATGTTTTAGCCGAAGAGGTAAAATCTGTATATGGTGTATTTAGTAATAATGATGTTACATCCATAAATCAAACACTCTTTAAGATTTATAACAAGGTTAACGGAAACTATTTTAAAGCAGTTCAAAACAATAATCAACTTGTTTATAGCCTTTACTATAATGGAGCAAGCACATCTTTATACACATATAACACCATATCAGTAGATCAGGTGTTTGCCGTTGGAGTTAATATCCCAGATCTTATTACTAGGTTTGGAGGCAACATTGCTTCATTCTTTGGAAATAGAAATGGATTAGAGTTGTATGTTGCTGGAGATAGCACAGCGTCAAATACATTTGAGGGCAAGATCTATTCATTTGGATTATCTACAGCAGTAAATGCAGATGAATCTTCTGATTATTTTAGTAATGGATTTGCAGTAGCCACATCTGGACAATCATTAATTGCTTTTACTGCCAGTTATACTCTGCTGCCAACAGAGGCATATGACTCATACTTTTTAGACATTGGAGTTGCTGGATATTGGGAAGATTACTTACCGCTTTCATATTTTGGTCAGTATGTAAAAAATGATTTAGGAAATACATTTTATGACTTAGATTTCTTGCAATTTAATATTGGTTATCCAGCACCATCAGATTTAATTGAGCAGGCATCTACTAGCACATGGACATATCAAGAATTAAAAGACACATATGAGTTTCCAGTTCAAAGAACATATAATCAGTTAGATAACTATCTGTTTACAGGTTGGGAAGACTATGCTCAGATGGCAGGGCAGACAGATAAATATTATGAATACGATACCGAAGATGCTTCAATTAGAAGTTATGTAACGGTGCAGTATATTGCCGATGGTGCAAACGCTCCAAGATCAAACTTTACAACTACTAGAACTGCAAGAGAAGGATCTATTATTGATATAGCAGACTTCCCTGCTTGGTCAACAACAAAGTTCGAGGTAGTAGACAATACACTCATATATCCATCTAAGTCAATAGACTTTAATGATCTTGCAATAGTAACTCATCTTGATTTTAATATTCGTGGTATTTTAAGAAAACCATTAAGACTTCGTAGACTTGAACTTGCTTCACAGGCATTAAACGATAACTCATTTAACCCAGTTGGAACAAGATTTGGTGTTGACATATTCCCGTATAAAAAGGCGGGTATTTATTATGACTACAAAGCAAAAAATCCATTCAGTATATATAAAGGAAGCACTCCATATCTATATTTAAATAAGAGCACTGGTATTAAGATTCGTGGAGATTATGACCCGCTAGTAAATAGAGGTTTGTCTATTCCAGTTAATAAAAATACAGCAGATAACTATCGTGTCAGCGCATTACAAATGTGGATGAAATATGATGACAGACAGTTCCCAGAAACTCCAGTAGAACTTTTTGAAATCAAATATCGATCAGACACCATTAAGTTTTATTTTGTTGCGGACAGCGAAACTGGAGATCGTGCCAGAATATATGCAAAGAGTTTAGAGACGGGCGCAGATTATAATGGTTTGTCATATTATTGGAACGGTGCACTGGTAAGAGAGCCAGTTGCAACAAGAAATGAATGGGGCGTTCTTGGCATAGGATTTTCAAATGCTTTGAACTTTGATCTATTCCTTGGTGCTATTAATCTCAATGGTCAGTTTGTATTTAATAATATTGCTTTCTATCAGGCCAATAATTTGCAACAGGTTCAGAGTACCCTTACTCGCCCATGGCAGCAGGTAATCACAGACGGTATTACAAACTTTGATTGGCAATACTGGCTAAACTCCTCAACATGGGAAGGTGTGCTTGTTATTGGGTCATCAGATTTATATGGCGTAAATCCAGTAGATGTTTATGAAACCTACATAGGAACTAATAAGATTATCTTTGATGATGACGAGGGATTGACCGTAGACGCTGATAAATTAAAGGTTTATACTAATACAACATGGACGGTTAACGTCGGTACACCAGTATAATCTGCTATACTTATGGATATGAGTAGTGGAAAATTGCCAAAAGTTGGTAACGTCAGGCGCAAAGTTATAGAAAAAAACTATGCCTGGGGTCTTTACGTGTACAAAAAGGCCAATGGTAGATGGTTTACAGACGGAACAGGTAGCGTTTTAAACATTCCTGCAATGCGTGGAGATCTATCAAAAATTGCAGAATTAAAAAAAGCCGCTATGTATTATGGCGATGATGGTGAGGGACAGTGTGTTTTTGTACCTGGGCTTAATAGAGTTAGTGAAGAGCAATACTCTGAAATGGTAGACAGAATGAAACAGGGTCTTATTCCAAACGTTAATGATCTAGGTGCGGTCTATGATGCTCAACAAACTTTGAGAAAGCATGGAAAGGATGCCTACGACAGTGAGTGAAAATTTTGAATATATTCAGGCAGGTCTGAATACACAACAAAAAGAACCTAATCAGTTTGCAGGATTAGATCCTTTTGCAAAGTCTTGGGACGATCTTAAAAGTTTAAATGGAATTGATAATAACTTTCGTCGTAGAACAACTAGAAACCTTACCAAGGTTGCTTCTGAAGATCCTGCATATCTTGTATCATCTGGTGCAACCCCAATGGGAGATGGTAGTGGGTCAAAACAATTAAATCCTGGCACGGTATACAGAAATGGCTACGGACTATTTGATGTAATTACACCACCATACAACATGTATGAGTTGGCTAACTTCTATGATACAAACTTTGCTAACCATGCTGCTATTGATGCTAAGGTAGAAAATGTTGTTGGTTTGGGATACCGTTTTGATATTACAGATCGTACAATGCTTAGTTTTGAAATGAGTGACGATGAAGGCAAGGTAGATAGAGCAAGAAATAGAATTGAACGAGCAAAGATTATGCTTCGTGATTGGATTGAAGGCCTTAACGATGATGACTCATTTACAACTACAATGGAAAAGGTTTACACGGATCTACAGGCTACAGGTAATGGATTTCTTGAGGTTGGTCGTAAAGTAAATGGTGAGATTGGATATGTTGGACATATTCCAGCAACTACTGTTCGTGTTCGTCGTTTAAAAGATGGCTTCTTGCAAATTATTGGCAACAAGATTGTTTACTTCCGTAACTTTGGTGCAACAAATGCAAACCCAGTAACCTCAGATAGACGACCAAATGAAATCATTCATTTAAAGCAATACTCTCCACTAAACACTTTTTATGGTATTCCAGACATTTTGGCAGCATTGCCATCTTTAATTGGCGACCAATTAGCATCACAATATAATATTGATTACTTTGAAAATAAGGCTGTGCCACGATACGTGATTACAGTTAAGGGTGCTAAGTTATCTGCAGATGCTGAAGACAAGATGTTTAGATTCTTACAGACAGGATTAAAATCTCAGTCTCATAGAACTTTGTATATCCCGCTTCCAGGCGATACTGAAAATAACAAAGTTGAATTTAAGATGGAGCCTATTGAGAACGGTATTCAAGAAGGATCATTCAAAGAGTATCGTAAACAAAACCGTGATGATATTTTGATTGCACATCAAGTTCCAATCTCTAAACTAGGCGGATCTGACTCTGCTGCTATTGCTGCTGCGATTTCTCAAGATCGTACTTTTAAAGAACAGGTTTCTCGTCCAGCACAAAGGTATCTAGAGAAAATGGTTAATAAGATTGTTAAAGAGAAGACTGATGTTCTTGAATTGAAATTCAACGAGTTAACCCTAACAGATGAAATTGCACAGTCCCAGATTTTAGAGCGTTATGTTAAAACTCAGGTTATGACACCTAATGAGGCTCGTGAAAAGTTAGATCTTCCACAACGTGCAGATGGAGATAGTCCATTTGTTATGAGTCCACGACAGGCTGCAGATTCTAGGGCAGATTTGGCAGGGAACAGGGAAAGAGATACTGAAAGAACCAATAATAATTCAGATTCTCCATCCACAATTTCTGGAAGAAATCCACAGGGCGAGGGGCGTTCATCCACATAATATCCACATTGTGATATAAACGGGTGATATAATTAACCTGCAATGATTATAAACAAAGCACACTGGGTTACGGAAGGCGACAGCGTTCGTTTTTCCATGCCCATTGGCAAGATTGATCAAGAACGTCGCATTGTTTCTGGTTTTGCAACCTTAGATAATATTGATAAACAAAATGACATTGTAACTACGGAAGCAAGCATGAATGCTTTCAAAAAATTCCGTGGCAACCTTAGAGAAATGCATCAACCCAGTGCTGTTGGTAAGGTTGTATCTTTTAAAGAGGATCGTTATTTCGATCCTGAAACAAAGAATTTTTACAGTGGTGTTTATGTTTCAGCATATGTTTCTAAGGGTGCACAAGATACATGGGAAAAAGTTCTTGATGGTACCTTGACTGGTTTTTCTATTGGTGGAAACATCAAGAAGTTTGATGATGAGTTTAATGCAGACCTTGATAAATCAGTGCGTATAATTAAGGAGTACGATTTGCACGAATTGTCGCTTGTCGATAATCCTGCTAACCAATTCGCAAATGTTATCTCTATTGAAAAGGGACAACTTGGCGGGTATTTGGCAAAAGCAGTAGTTGACACAGTTTATTGGTGCAAACAAGATGACATTGTTCGTCTATCTCCTGAAGATAAGGAAGCGTGTCCTACTTGCGATACTTCAATGTCAAACATTGGTTTCGTTGAGCACGGAGATGATAATATTGAAACATTAAAGTTCTTAGTTGATAGTGCAAAAGGCATTAGGACAATTAAGATGACTAAGGAGGATAATCCTATGACAGAAGAAACATCAGTCGCAGCAGAGACACCAGTCGAAGCAGCACCAGTTGTGGAAAATGTTGAGGTTGCTCCAGAGGCTACAGCAGAAGTCGTAGCAGAAGCAGAAGCAGTCGTCGCAGATGCAGTTGAAGAAACAGCAATTGCAAAAACTGACGAGGTTGCTACTTCTACAGAAGAAGTTGTAGAGAAGAAAGAAGATGTTGTTACAGATATCGCCAAAGATGTAACAGACATTAAAGATTCTCTAACTAATGCCTTGAGCAGTCTAGCAGAAACCGTTAAGTCACTTCAGGCTAACGTTGATGCAATTACAAAGTCCCTTGAAAACGTTACAGGTGAAGTTAAGTCTGTAGCAAGTGAGGTCAAAGAAGTAAAGGGTTCTTTCGATGAGTTTGGCAAGCGAGTAGATGCAGTAGAAGCAGATACCGCTTTCCGCAAGTCTGGCGATCTAGGCGAGATCGTGCAGGAGTTTTCAGAAATGAAGACTCAAAAATCCCTATGGGGCGGACGTTTCCTCACAAATGCCGACCTATTTAAGTAAACAAACCAAATGGAGGTGAACAATATGTCGGAACAAGAAAAACTAATTAAGGCTGCTGAAGCGGGTGCTTTCGTTTCTGGCGGTATCGGATCTGCAACAGCAACCGATGCTGACGGTAACGTATCTCCTGCTACTTCCCTTGGTAACGTTACTGGCGGAACCTTCGGTGTAACAACTGGAGCAAACGCAGTAAATCCAACAGGAAGTAACAGTGGTATTCTAAACCCTGAGCAGGCTCGCCGCTTTATCGACTACGTGTGGGATGCAACAGTTCTCGCCAAGGATGGTCGTAGAGTTACAATGAGAGCAAACACCATGGAGATCGAAAAGGTCAACGTTGGTGAGCGTGTAATTCGTGCTGCTGCACAGGCAGACGATGCATACACAAATGCTGGCGCTACATTTACAAAAGTAGAACTTACAACCAAAAAGATTCGTCTTGACTGGGAAGTTTCTACTGAGTCTCTAGAAGACAATATTGAAGGGGCTGCTCTTGAAGACCGCCTTGTTCGCTTGATGACCAATGCATTCGCAAATGACATTGAGGATCTAGCGATTAACGGTGATGGTGCAACAGGATCATTCCTATCAATCATGTCTGGCTTTATTAAGCAAACTCGTGGTACAGTAGGTAACGATGCTCACGAAGCAGATGTTACAGTATCTGATAACGAGTGGACTCCACAAGTAATGCAGGATATTATTCTTGCAATGCCACGTAAGTATCGTGCACTTAAGAGCAATCTTAAGTTCTATGCAGGTACTGACGCATTCCAGGGTATCGTTAAGAACAACGGTACACTCGCTGATGCTATTGCTGAAGCGATTGCTGGACAAACACCAGGTAGCACACAGGCTAACCGTCAAGCATATCTTGATGGTCTAGGACAGACATTCGGTGGTTCTCGTACCACCCGTGTTCTTGGAGTGGATGTACTTGAGGTTCCTTACTATCCAGCAGGATATGTAGATCTCACATTCCCTGAGAACCGTGTCTGGGGCTTCCAGCGTGATATCACGGTAAACCGTGAGTACAAGCCAAAGAAGGACACTGTAGAATATACAGTATTCGTTCGCTTTGGTATTGCATGGGAAGAGTTGGATGCAGTTGCTTATGGTGACGCAGACAGCGCAGATTCCTAAAATTAAATAAGTAAAATTAAAGGGGAGCGGCGTAAAAACCGCTCCCTTTTAGCATCTCTGGTATAATGACAGTGGAGGAATAAAATGTTAAACATAGAAGATTTAAAAACAAAAAGTGTATTTGAAATTAAATCATATGCTAAAAAAAATAACATTGACCTTAAAGACGCAAGAACAAAGATAGAAATGTTAAATCTTTTAGAGGGCAAAGAGGCAGTAAAAATAGCCAAAAAGAAAGAACCAGAAAAAGTTGCTATTTATTCAGAGAGAAATAAACATAATAGTGATAAAAAAATTGGTTCACTCAAAGTTGGTTATAATATAGTTAGTAAGGAGGCAGCCGATTGGTGGCTTTCTCGCAAAGGTGTTAGACTAGCAACGCCCCAAGAGTTAGCAAGGCACTACGGTATAGAATAATGGAAATTCTTAGAATTCCCCCATACCCGCTTGAGATAGAGTACACAGTACCATCAGCAAGCACATCATATTTTCTTGTAATAGAAAGCAATGATCGTAATGAAGAATTAGTAGATGTAGCGGTTACATCAAATTCAAGTTCTATTATCACTTATACATTATCAGAAACTTTTTCAAAGTATGATGAGCACTACGCTTTAACTATTTATGAAAAGAATGGTGCTAATCGTGGAGACGTTGTAGTTGAGGATAATTTAGAAATTGTTCGTCCTTATGTTGACCCAAATACTCTTGCAACTACAGCAACAGAGATCGCAAAATATACAGAGTATGAGGCTCTGGCTCGTAATATTATTGATGCCTATGTTCCAGATGGGTTCTATTTCACCACAGAATGGCTTCAGACAGTAGGCCAGGGTACTGACTATATGCCAATATGGATGCGTGGCTATAAGGTTCTTAAAGTTTACGAGAATGCAGAAAAGGTTTGGGATGTTGACGATGCAGAGGGTCCAGCATTAGACGAATATGATTACAGCATAACAAAAGATAAAACTGCAATTATTAAAGATCCAGTCGCTGGAATAGATAATTGGAATAGAGATGAGCGTAAGCCAGCAAGAACTGCTATGGCAGCATCTGATTCATTTGATTGGTACGATACTGGAGATAGTGCAAATATTCAAACCTTTAAAGGTGGAGTAAGTTTTCCAGAAGGTGCTGATTATATGTTTTATATTGAGGCAGGGTATAAAGTAGTTCCCAATGATATTAAAGATGCAACAAATATGCTAATTGAAGATATTAAATGTGGAAGACTTGACTACTATAAGAGATATGTAGAAACATATAAGACAGATCAGTTCAATGTTAAATATAGCAAGGTTATGTTAGAAGGAACTGGAAACCTTTTAGTAGATAAAATTTTAGATAAGTATGTAAATGTAATAACTCGTCCTGGAGTTTTATAATGGCAGTTTGCGAGACTACTGACTTTATTTATCCAATGAAGGCTGATGTATATTATCCAATTATTAGTCAGGGAGAATATGGACAGCCCAAAAAAGATTGGGTATTTGATAAAACAGTTGCTTGTAATGCTGAACCATTAGGCGGAGATGGAACAGAAAATGTTAAAGCAGATTCATTTTTACAACTACAAAACAAACTATTAGTAAGAACAAAAAGTGACCCCCGCATTTCTTCTCAACAAGAAAAAAATGCAGTCACCAATATTCTTATAACAAATATTAGACATTCTAATGATGAATTAATATATAAAGAAACTGCTGGAGTTCGCGCTGGTCGTGGAACTATATATGAAGTTGCTACAGTACAACCTTTTGTTGGACCTTTCGGAACTACTGAATACTATAAGATGGTTTGGCGTAGAGCCGAAAACCAGACTGTAGGTGACTAATGATTGTTACTTTTAATACCCGTAAATTTCAAAAAACAATGAATAATATAGTAGATTATTCTCAAGGCTTTATTGATGGAATACAAGATGGTAAAAAACTTTTTTTAGATAAATTAGGCAGACAAGTTATTGAGGCTCTTGGTCAATATATAGATATGAACGCAAAAGCAAATCCAAAAGCACTTCATCATATTTATGAATGGTATCGTGTAGGTAGTCCAGCAGCAAGGCTTTTTGACATAGATTATGTTGTTAACAAAAACGGACTAACACTATTTTCTAACTTTAGACAATCTCAAACGGTCTCTGCAGATGCTACCGAGCCATTTTATAATAAAGCACAAATAATGGAACTTGGCAAAACAGTTGTTATAAAACCAAAAAGCGGTGGTGCTCTTCGTTTTGAATCGGGTGGTGAGCCAGTATATACAAAAAGAAATGTTGTTGTAAGAAACCCTGGTGGTAATGAAGTTCGTGGATCATATGAAGAAATATTTAATGAGTTTATGATAAAGTATTTTAGGCAATCATTTATTCGTGCATCTGGACTTTATGACTATATTAAAAAACCAGTTGCATATAAAAGAAATATTCGCCAGGGTGCAAAGGTCGGTAGGGCCAAAGGTGTTAGCACTGGCTTTAAATGGATAGCAAACGCAAGAATTGGGGTAGAATAGTAAAATGGCCTACACATCAAATGTTTCACATACTGGGTTTGCACCTACTTTTATTAATCATTATGTAAAGGGTCAATTATCACTTTTTGGTTTAATATCCAGCGGTCCATCAGTACCAAATCAGGCTGGCTTTAATCCAATGATACCAGCGCAGTACCCAACAAGCATAGAAGATCTATATAACGACACAATACAAATTCAGCAAGTAGAATCTCCAATATTAATGGTATATGACAGAATGATGAGATTTAGACCTACCCCGTTTTATCGTCATAAAAGAGAACAGTTGATATATTTTATATATTCTTCAGATGTTGCTAAACTATTAAATACTGTTAGAGTTATTACAGATTCACTTGATCGTGAAGATTCAGCAGCACAGGATGTAAATGAATATTGTCTAGCCAACCCAATAGATGATGTAGACCATAATGTTTATTTTCATAATATTAGGGTATATCAGGTAGATGAAAGCAGAGATGTGGCTGAACTGGCTTCAGCAAGAACCCTATTTGTAAATAAAGTCATAGTCGAATATGACTATCATACAAACGATCCTGCCGAATATCCATATACATAAATGCTGTTATACTATAGGTGAGGAAACACGCCCACTTATTCAACAAGGAAAAAAGAGGTGAAACAATATGCCAGCATATACCCGTGGTACGTCTAACAACATCATCGTTGGTGCCGCAGCATTCTTTATCTGCGATACTACTCTTGATGCTGACGTTTTTACAGATTATCCATTTGTAAGCACAGAGTCTTATAAGTCTACTCTGTCTGCAAGTTCTTTCTGGACAAACGTTGGTTACACAATGAACGGTCTTGAAATGCAATTCCAGCCTGACTTCGGTGAGGTTGCAGTTGATCAAGTACTTGATGTTGCTAAACTTTACAAGCAAGGTATGCAGGTAAACGTTGCTACAGCATTCGCTGAGGCAACTCTTGAGAATCTACTCTATGCTCTTGCATTCGCAGATGATCAACTCACTGGAACAAAGTCAACTTCCGCAGGCCGTCGTCTGAATCTTTCAGCAGGCGAACTCGGAGAGTGCCCAGTTGAGCGAGCAATCGCTGCTGTCGGTCCTGGTACTGGCGACTGCGATGACTCTGGTAACGTAGAACGTGTCTATGTAGGATACCGTGCGCTCTCAATTGAGAACGTAACAGTTTCTGCAAAGCGTGACGAACCTTCAATGTTTGAAGTTTCATTCCGTCTACTTCCAGAAGACGCATCTGGCGCATATGGTAAGATCGTAGATCGTACTCATACCGCATCATAATCTTAAATAAAGATTAATAACGACCCACTCCCTATATGGGGGTGGGTTCGTTGTTTATGGTAAAATGGATAAAATGGCTACTGAGATTTATAAAATAGAAAAAATAAAATTAATCGATGGTACAGAATTAGAAATAACACCATTAAAGATTAAATACTTAAGAGAGTTTATGGAAGTATTTGATGCGATTCGTGTTACAAAAAATGATCAAGAAGCAATTCTTGTTTTATCAGAATGCACAAGAATATGTATGAAACAGTTTTATCCACAAATATCTAAAAATATTGAAATTTTAGAAGAAAACGTAGACCTTCCAACAATATATAAAATACTAAATGCTGCTGCTGGTATAAAAATAAATAGAGAATCTGAAGAACCAGTAAAACAACAAGCAGAGGAGAGTGGATCTACCTGGGATAATTTAGATCTTGCAGAGATTGAATCGGAGGCATTTTTGCTCGGTATTTGGAAAGATTATCAAGAACTAGAATTATCTATGTCTATGCCAGAATTAATGGCTACCCTTTCTAGCAAAAGAGAACTAGATTATGAAGAAAAAAAGTTTTTAGCAGCAATTCAGGGTATTGATTTAGATGCTAATTCTAAGAGTAGTTCTGGTAAGCAAAGAGGGCAGCAAGAATGGGAAGATCTTAAAGCAAGAGTATATAGCGGTGGTAAAGCAAGAGATGGAAATGATATTCTTGCATTACAAGGTCCCGCTGCAGAGAAGGCAGGGTTTGGTATTGGCATGGGTATTGATTATGATGACTTGCGTGACCCTTCTTTAATGAAAAATTAAAAAATAAGCGTTTTATGCTATAATTACATTTAGCCTATATAGGAGGAAAAATGGCAACCACGGTATATGAGAGCCAAGAACTTACTCTTATGGATGGTACAAAAATAACAGCGAGACCTTTAAAAATCTCGCTTTTGCGTCCATTCATGACTAAGTTTGAAAAGGTAGCGGAGGTGGCAGACAACAATGAAAAGTCAATGACTCTTCTTGTTGAATGTGTGGCGATTGCTATGCAGCAATTTAATCCAGAACTCGCTGATATTAAGAAACTAGAGGAGATTTTAGATCTTCCAACAGTTTATAAGATCATTGAGTCCGCTTCAGGAGTTAAACTCCAAGACGCAAATGCCCTGCTAAATGCAGCACTTGCAACAAATTAAATAAGACAGTAAGAGGTGTCATAAGTGGCTGATGTAAACGCAAATATTGGCGTAAATATTGACACCTCTAAAACTGTTGCACAATTAAAAGCACTTCGTGCAGAAATATCAAGATTCCATCAGTCTGTTTCAAAATCAAGCGCTGCTGCTGCTATGGCACAGCGAAATCTACAAACAAATTTAGTAAACTCTATAAATGCAACTGGTAAATTTCATGCCAAAATGGGCTTGGTTAGAACTTCTACAGAAGCCTTTACACATGCTCTAGAAACAAATAAACTCTCAATGCGAGAGTACTTCCGTTATGGAATGGGAGCAACTAGAACATTTGGTAGGTTCTTTAAAAAAGAATTTGACACTATTAGTCAGGTTGCTCAAGACCGTGTAAAGAGAATGCAGACCCAATATATTAAGATGGGTCGTGATGCATCTGGAGCAATGAAAGCAATTTCCGTAACCCCTACAACTTTAAACATGAAGGATTATGGAACACAGTTAGCAATAGCAGCACAAAGACAAGCGGTACTTAATCAATTATTAAAACAAGGATCTACAAATCTTCTAAACTTTGGTAAAAATACACAGTGGGCTGGCCGCCAGTTAATGGTTGGTTTTACCGTACCTCTTGCATATTTAGGTACTGCTGCTGCTAATACATTTATGAAAATTGAAGAGCAGGCAGTAAAGTTTCGTCGTGTTTATGGAGAAATGTTTACTACAAACCAAGAAACAGAAGATGCATTAAAAAATGTAAGAGATTTAGCAGAAGAATTTACTAAGTATGGTATTGCTGTTGAAAAAACTATGGAGATGGCTGCCAAGGCTGCTGCAACAGGTAAGATGGGTGCCGAACTTACCCAACAGGTAGTAAATGCAACAAGGCTTGCAGTTTTGGGTGGTGTAGAACAAGAACAGGCACTAGATACAACAATTTCTCTTACAAATACATTTGGTGTTGCAGCAGACGAATTATCAAAGAAAATAGATTTTCTCAACGCAGTTGAAAACCAAACAGTATTAAGTATTGAAGATTTAACAATCGCTATTCCAAAAGCAGGACCAGTTGTTAAACAATTAGGCGGTAGTGTAGAAGATCTTGCATTCTTGCTTACTGCTATGCGTGAAGGCGGTATCAACGCATCTGAAGGTGCAAACGCACTAAAGTCTGGTTTGGCATCTCTTATTAATCCAACAGATAAAGCATCTAAAATGCTTGCTGGATTTGGAATCAATATTAAAGGAATTGTTGAAGCAAATAAAGGAGATGTTAAGGGAACAGTAATGGCCTTCTCTGCTGCCCTAGATACACTAGATCCTTTAAATCGTGCAAGAGCAATTGAACAGTTATTTGGTAAATTCCAATTTGCTCGTTTATCAACATTGTTTGGAAATATTACAAAAGAAGGATCACAGGCAGCCAGAGTATTTGATTTAATGGGGGCATCTGTAGAAGAACTTGCAATTCTATCTGAGCGAGAATTAAAGAAGGTAGAAGATGCAATAGGTGTTAATTTTAAAGAGGCTGTTCAACAATTAAGACTTGCGCTAGAGCCAATAGGTAAAGTATTCTTAGAAACCGTAACTCCAATTGCAAAGGCTCTTGGACAATTTTTAAGTAAATTTAATAATTTAAGTGATGGTGCTAAAAAGTTTATAGTTGTGTTTACTGTTCTTGTCGGTCTTATCGGACCAACATTCTTAATGACATTTGGTTTATTTGCAAACGCACTTGCAAATATTATTAAACTATTTACACTTATGAGGGGCGGGGTATTAAGATTAAGAGGCCAATCATCAATATTAGCAGAACAAACTAATTATTTAACAAAAGAACAAATGGAAGCAGCAACAGTTGCTGCCTCTCTTGATCAAGCACATAATAGATTAACACAAAGATTTACATCTGAGGCTATTGCACTAGAGCAACTACGTGCAGCATTTGATAGGGCAACTGCAGCACAAACAAGATTTGCTGCTGCAAACCCAGGAATGATGATGCCAGGATTTAGAGGAATTAAAGGTGGCGGAACAGCGCCAAGATTTTCTAGTGGAACTACTGAAGTTGTTGGTGGACAGGCAGGAAAAGACTCTGTACCAGCACTATTAACTCCTGGAGAAGCAGTTGTTCCAACAGACATTGCACAAGATGAAAGATTTAAACCTTTAATTGCAGCACTAGTAAGCGGAGATATCGCAAAGTATCAGGGTGGAACAACTAATGCTGGACAGGTAGAGGCTAGAACTAAATCTACAATGTTCTTTGATTTTGATGATACATTGGCTAATAGTAAAAAAGCAATGGATTCATGGAAAAAGAAAAATGGTTTTTCTGGTCCAACAACTGCAGCAATGTATGCACAGTTTAATCAAGATGTAATTGATGGCAAAGTTAAAAATGTTCCTGGCATAGAAGAGAATATAGCAAAACTTAAAAAAGCACAAGCAGCAGGTTTAGATGTAAGAATATTAACTGCAAGATATGATGATGAAGTAAGTAAAGCATCAATGAAAAAGGTTTTGTCATCACTAGGAATTAACATTGCAGATGATAAAATACATATGCGTCCAGCAGCATCTTCATTAGATGATGCAGCATTTAAACGTTCATTTGTTGAAAAATTTGCAGCAGGCACTAGAGGAAGAATTCAGTTAATTGATGACCAACCTAGAAATCTAAAGGCAGTAGAGGCATTAAGAGAAAGCCCTAAACTCAAAGGACGTATTGGTGTTATTCCAGGACCTCATCTTGTAAAATTTGAAGACCAATACTACAATGCTAAAACTGCTAACTCTAGTAAAAATGTTAAAAAACTTTTAAACTCTTTGAAAAAAGGTTCTGATGGCAAGTATGTTTATACATTCCCAGATGGAACAGAAACACGTATTGCTCCAAGTACGATAGCAAAACAATTACAAAAATATGCTGATCGAGGAGAACCGATTGATGTTAGCAGAGTATCAAGAAATCTGGGTATAGGAAAAACTTATAGCAGCCCTCCATGGGTTAAAACACTAATGAAGAAAGCAGTTGCTGCTGATTCAAATATTTTTGCAGAACAAGAAGCACTTGAAAAAAGATTACAGAAACAAGGAATAACACTTAGTCCAGAACAACGTAAAAATATGTTCGGAATTGATGCAGCACATATAGTCAAAGAACTTGATGATGAGGGTAGAAAAATTTGGCGAGCAGCAAATCTTACTCCAGAACCAGGATATATAAATAAATATTTAAATGATCAAGTTGAAGGAAAAGAACTTCTTAGAAAAATACAAAATCTACCAGACTCCGAGTTAACAAAATTAGGTATTAGCAGACAAGCACTTGCTACTTTGGCTTTAGGACAGCATCCTACAACTGAAGATGAAGCAAGAACACTTCGTGGAATTGCAAAGTATCAAATTAAAACTGATCCAAGAAATCCAAGCATTTATCAGGCACACTTGGTCGATGAAGGTATTGGAGAAAGATTAAAGAGCGGTATTTATAAAAGAACTCTAAGAACTCTTGCACAAAGAGTTGATATTACAAAATCAAAAGCAGCATTGGCTGCACAAAGCAGATACGAAGCACTGCTCACTTCAAGAGAAGCAGTATTAAGAGCATCTGGAAAAGTTGATACAAGAACCGTTCCAAAGGCAGCAAATGAAAGAGCCTATGGTCCATATGCAGGTGTTCAAGATTCAAGAAAAGGCGTAGTTGGTCCTGGAGATACAATCGTACCAAAATCTCGTCTAGCAACTCCATTTGGCTTTAGGGGTGCTCAGGCTAGATATTTACCAGGATTCCAAGATGCAACCTCAGTTGTTCCACCAGGATTCAAGGGTGGATCTGGTGCAGGACCATATGGCGTTCCAATGAGCAGTGTTGCAGCGGGATATCAAACTACCGCTCCACAAGGTGCTGCAACTCCTCCATCAGATGCAGATAAAAAAGCAATGGCAAGACAGCAAAGGGCTGGCATTGGTATGGGTGTATCAATGGCCTCTGGAATGGTTGCAATGGGAGCAATGGCTAAAGGAAATGAAGAGTTAGCAAAGTTTGCAATGGCATTGTCTGTTGCTGCTGGTATTTTGCCACTTCTTTCTGCAAAAGTAAATATGGTTTTAATTCCTTTAATACTTATTGCTGGAGCACTTTATTCTTGGAATAGTGCAATGAAGAAGGCAAAAGAAGAAGGAAATGCTCTTGGTAAAGCATTATCAATGACAACAGAAAAACTTATTAAAATGTCAGAGATAACAGGAAAGGTAAGTGCAGCAGAAGAACAAAATCTTAGAAGAAAAAATGTTATTGGTGGACAAACCGAGGCACAAAGAAAATCTGGACAAACAATTCTTGAAAGTGATTATGGTAAGTCTTTACTTGCAGATATTGAAGCACAAACAAAGGCTGGAGGAACATCAGAAACCATAGGTAAAAACCTAGGTATTCAAATGTCACAGGCTGTATTTTCTGGTGCGATAAGCACAGAACAGGCAAGATCTTTAGCATCAGCGCTAGGTGAAAAACTTAAAGATTATAGAATTGGTGCTGTTCTTGTTGGTGAAATGACAAGCATAATTGGACCTAATGGAGAAAAAATAGGTCAAGATCCAATACAAACTGCAATAGATATTGATAAGAAATCTTTTGAAGATACACAAAAATTTGTTACTTCTTTAGCAACAAAAGCATCTGAAAAAAGTAGTTTCTTTGGTTTAGGGGCAAAGGGTGGCTTTACTGAAAGAGCCGCACTTCCTGCTCTTGGAGGCATGGCTGCTGGCGCAATGATGTTTGGACCATTAGGTGCTTTAGTTGGTGGTGGCGTTGGTGGAGCAATAGCATCAATAACTGATAAAAATCTTAGCGGTATGGAGAAATTATTAGGTGTAGTTAGCGGAGGATTAGTACCAGCATTTTTTGATATTAGAGATGCAAATGCAAATTCATTAAAAATTAGTACCGCTAGTGCACAATTACTTATTCAAGAAGTTGGTAATAACCAACGAATGGCAGATGCTATCAATAAACAATTTAATGAAAAGTTAAAAATTGCTAAAACAGAAGATGAAATTAAAAAAATAGAAGATGATAGATCAAAAGCATTAACTAGACTTAATGACCAAAATAAACAACAACTAAACACCCTTGTAAAAATGAGAGATCAAATTGGTGAAGGTGGTTTTGGTGCTGCAATTAAAGACTCTGTAACAGCCCTTTATAAAGAGGGTCCAATGAAGACTTTAGCAGAAACTGTTTCTACACAGTTAGAAGAAATAACAAATAAAGATTATAAAACATATTTGCAACTAGAACTTGCAAGTGGAAACATAGACCCATTAACAATGCAAACATTAATTAACAATCCAGAAATGGAGACACGATTTAATGTTTTGGTTAAAACTATGGGAAGCACTGCTGATGCAACAATGGTTATGCAGTTGCTTACTAAAGGTGGTGCTACTGCTGAAGAAATTCCTGTTATATTAAATATAATTGATCCAAAAGGTAAAGATCCAAAAGAAAAAGTAGAAGAAATTGCAGCAGCACTTGGTAATGTTTCACAAAGATATGGAATAACAATAGAAACAAAATCAAAGGCAGCAGCATCCGTCAAGAATTTATTTGATAGTTTAGATAAAGCAGGAATTAATTTTAAACCAGGCAAAACAAAGTTTTTAACTAAAGCACAAGTACAAGCCCTTGCAGATTATGATCCAACATATAAATATGTAATGGATAATTGGGACAAGGTAGCAGAAGGACAAGGCAAACAAACAATTAGCGTTACAGCAGTTGCTAGTATGGAAGCCGCTGGAGCAGATCAAGATACGCTTGACTTTTTCTTAGCAGCAAAAGGATCAAAAGAACAAAAATCTGTTGTAGATTTAATGATTAATCCTCAAGTTCCAGAGGCAGCAAAACAAGGTTATGAAGCACAATATAAAAAGATTGTGGATGATGCAAAAATTTATATTGAAGAAAATGCTGAAGCATTTAGAACTTGGCAAAATAGTGGAGTTATTCCTCCCACAGACGATACTGGAACAAAAGAAAGAGATACACACCTTGATGAATTATTAAAGAGGCTTAAGTTTATTCGTGATGCATCTATCAATGCTGAACGTGGTGTTAAAGAACTTATGAGGATTACTGCTGGAAAAGGTTTAAATAAATTTGGTGGTGTTCTGCAACAGTTAATGGCTGGACCAAAAGGTGGATTTAATAGAGAATTTTTATCGTTTATTGAAAACCTAGATAAAAAACAACGTGATATTTATATGACCGAAAAGAAAGGCAAGGTCATATTAACAGAAAAAGGCAAGGCACTCAAAGAAGCATTTAATGAAAAAGCAATAGGTGAATTCCAAATAGCACAGGTACAGGCTATACAAGATACTAAGGCTCAGAATGCTGCGTTATTAAGACTTGCTGCTACTGGTATTGATTCTGCTACCGCTTTAGAAATGGTTGCTGATGCTAATCTAGCAGTTGCTTTAAATTCTAAAAATATTACTTCAACTGAAATTAAACAGATGGCAAAAGATGCTCAAGAGGCAAAAGACAGAGTAAGAGCACTTAACCTAGAATTAAGCAATACTGTTAAAACTATGACCGATAGAAGTCAGGAACTAAAAGAAACTACTGCAGTTATTGATAGAATTAAAGAGATTAATCCTAATGTTTCATCAGAATTTTTGCAAGCACTATCTTCTGATAAAACTGCAATACAAGGATTTTATGATGCGCTTTTTAAAGGTTCACAAAACAAGATACCAGATCTTAAAAAATACATAGATCAATATTTTGCAAATAATGCAGCAGAAATAACATTAAAAGCAAAGATAGATCCAAGAGTTGCTGTAGAGCAAGCACAAGAAGCATTTGATAAAGTGGCATCAAATATTGATAAATATTTAAGTGCACAAAGAGCATCTATAACTGCATCAATTGCTCCACCATCAGTTATTAGGGCTTTAGATAAAGACATTGAAGAAGCACAAGATGCTGTCAATACCGCACAAAATAAACTTGAAGGTATTAAGGATGAGACTGGAAAAACAATTGATAATTATCAAACTGAAATAGATAATTTAAGACTTGCTCTTGATGCTGGATTAGAAATTGAAATAAGAAAACTAAGTAATCAAATAAAAGCAGAACAAGATAAGATTGCTGCAGAGTTTGATAAACCACTAGAGGGTCTAAAACGTAATATTGAAGATATTCAGCGTGGTATTGAAATAAACTTTACAAGACCAATAGAGGAACTAAATAAACAAATAGAGTTAATTCAAAGAGATGTAGAGTTAAACTTTGAAAGACCTATAGCAATTCTTAATGAGGAATCATCAGATCTTGCTAACGAACTTACTCTTATGGACAAAGTTGCTGAGTCCATTAATAAAAAATATGATGAGCAGGCTGCAGCGCTACAAAAAGTTTCTGACATTAACCAAGATATTGCTGATCAACAGAAGAGTCAACTTGATGTTGCCAGCGCATTAAGCCGAGGAGATGTTGCTGCTGCTGCTCGTTCTGTACA